CTAATCCCTTAAGAGAAGTACGTTTCCGCACTCCGCTCCAGTCCCGAGTTTATACGGGGCGAAAAGGTTTGAGGGTTACGACCCCCAAGGTCCTATATCCTCATACCCGCAGGGTACGAAGACCGTTCTCTTCTTCCACTCAACGCGGTCTCTAACTGTGTAACCGTGCGACCCCAAACTAGGAACCTCGGAAAACCTAATCCCGAAATCCTGAAGTAGCCATCTGTCTCTCTCGAGACATCCGGCGAACCTCGGTTCGGTAGGCATCCTGATTCCTAGCTGGGACCAATCACGGCGTAGTAGCTGAGAAAGGACGGCGGCCTCATACCCTGAATACCTGAACCTTCGAGGTACAGGCACCCAGATGTTGAGGTGAACGCCGTCCCAACCACATTTTCGATAAGCATTCCACGAACTCTGAGAGTCGTGAACTACTGTCGATATTGTTGTTGGTCCTCGTTGTTGGAATTGCTTCGGAAGCTGATAGACCAACTCCTTCCAAACTTTCTTGAGACCCGGAAATCGAAATTCCCGGGTACCCAAGCGAATGGCAAGGACAGTAAGTTGGTTAACCAGAGTGAGAGTACCTTGATCATCTAAAGGTTCCTTCCAGTATATCGGTGTAACGGTGTCGCCATTGAAGGCGTCAGCGCCACACGACTCTCGGAAGGGTCCTGACCAAAACGACTTCTCGGAATTAACCTCGAAGCCGCAAAAGTCAAGCACTCTCGCGATTGCATCATACGATTCAGCAGGAACGATAAGATCATCGCCGTAAACGGCGATATCCTCGTTCACAGAACTGCATATGGCCCAAAAGAGCATACTTTCGAGTTCGAAAGTGTACCCATTACCCATACTAGACCACTTATGGTAATCCTTCCACTCGCCGTCAAGGCGGTAAGAGGGACTCCTCAGTGAATCGAATATGGATAGCCATGGATCGGGAATCAATTCCCTCACCACTTCGTACGAAACAGTGTCGGAAGCAGATGCAAGATCAATAGTCGCATACTTACCAGTACGCGACGAATAGATTGCTAACGCCTGATTTAGCCCCTGAAAGTCTAAGTTCACTCCAACGTGCTTGAGCCTTTTACGTATGTATTGGCCCAAGCCCTTTTGAAGGAATATATTCCATCGGGGCTCAACAGCGATAGGTCTGTCTGTCTTTGCACTCTTAGGAACAAATGTGACCGCATTACCGCGGGAAAAGGCTATATCTAGCCTCCCCGTTCCGATGTTCCCTACGAATAGCCGTCCTAGAGCAGTAAGCTCACAGAAAGCATTTATGTAGGGGTAAGCACCGGGGGTAACGCATCCTGGATTTGACAGTTTATTGTAAGCGGAAGTCATTCCGTTTTCAGTCGAGCCGTCTGCTCCGGGTCCGAAGTCACAGAACTCCGACCAGGCATATAATGAAGCACCTAACACGTTGCCTATTTTTCTTCGAGCAGAGAACAAAATCCGCTCAAAGTCGGGTTCGGGTTTTTGCCCGTTCCGAAAGCAACGCTTAAAGCGCTCATTAGTTTGCCGGCAAAGTTCCTCGGACTCTCGAAATTTCTCCTTCGCAACGGCAGTCTTGTCGATCGTCGTACCCAGCCATTTCGCCTTCGAAAGAAGACGTGTGGCCTGATGGGCACGGAAAAACGACTCACTGTCGAGATATTGCATCGGATCAATCTTGAGATTAGCGATCTCGTCCCACATTCCATGCCGAATCAGTATTACTACTGACAAAGCACGTGGGCAGTCGAGGGCACTCAGAATCGCACATGCGATGTCTGCGTGACGTTGGAGGTCTTCCTCTTTCGATAAACCCTCGCTGGATGTGGGTCGGCTTGCTAAAGGCCGACCACGTCGGGCACTAATGGTTCCTCCTCAATCCCTCCAAGCTCGGTGCCAGGAAGGAGTCGGTCAGAATTCGACGAGCAAGCTCGCCGAAATACGGGTTGTCTAGCGGTATTGGATGATCACCCTCATGATACAATTGAATTGCATCGAGAGCGTGCGTCACCCGCGCCGAGTAAGACTTCCGAACGACGGACCCTTCCACTGGCCAAAAGCCGAAATTGATGAAAGGAGAATCCACAGGGAAGAGCATACTGCCCTTCCGGATGGTGCGATAGATCTCTAGAATCGGAACGTAACCAGTTCGCTCTCGACGACACCACATACATGTGATGTCAATCGAGGCGAATTCAGTTGACGCCCCATTCAAAGAGAACCAGCACTCCATCTCTTTTCCGCAGCATGGGGAAGTTGTGTTGTTTCGAACATACATAATAACCTCAGTTACGGGAAAGCCCCGCGTTAGATCCGAAGACCATTGATTGTTACAGCGATCGAACCGTCACTCCACCTTTCAAGGACGAAAGGTTTCGGGGACGACTGATCGAACATTATGAGACTATAAAGAATATCACCGCCCATCGCACCGGCGTTAAAAAAGATTTCGGGACGTTCTCGCCCCTTCATCCTATCTAATAACCGTTGTAATTTGTCGGCTGTTCTTACAATCTCAAGTTCTAAGTTATCCACAGAAACCTCCAATCATTTGGGGTGAAGTAAACGATAATCGCTGCAACAGATGGTCCAATTTTCCTGATTCAATCAGGACGGATGGACGAAGGTTTCCGTTGCAGCCGTCACAACCGCGTCAGACATCAAGTCGATTGTCATCGCCTTGAGATCTTTTCGGTTTTGAAGTGACGACCTAGCGGGAAACACCAGATCAAAGCTACCGAGACATTCGTATGCTTTGGTTGGTGCCGGCGTGAAGCCAAGCCCCGTATCTCCGGCCACTGTTTCCAGTGTCGGGAGGACGAGCTTGCCAGTCAGCCGCATGGTGCCGTTCGAGTTCTCCTTGAGGGAGAGCGAAGCGACACCTGCTCCATTCGGGTACCCACTGTTTGTGACATAGTCCTTCCAGATCGAAAGATCAGGAGTAGACTGCACAAGCAGATAGGACCGGTTTACCGGAGTGCCTGCGGCATCCGTTAGAGTCAACGTAGTCATGAAGTTTCCTTCTTGAATTGTTTACCAATACAGGAGAAATTCCTATACTAGTTGTCCTCACCGAGCGAAAGTATAACTTCCGTCGGAAAGAACGGTACGCACCAGCGCTAACGCGTTTAGTGCATGATCTAGAGAGACGGGGTCTTTGAATTGCGGTGGTGGTACCGAGGGGAACTCCCCTAAGATATCACGCTCATAGCCAGTACCTTCACACGAAAGGCTGCCCCCTGAAAAACTCAGGGTTAAGCCTCCCGATGTGACTGGCGCAGAGCTTGGCACCGCCGTCACTGTGCCTTTAGTCTTAGCTGCCATGAATCCCTTGCCAAAAACAAGGCCATTATGGTAGTCCAAGTTACTCAAGAAACTACCGATGGGTATAAACCAATCCGCAACGAAGCTGAATGGGACAAGTTCCCACGCAACAGCAAGCGGATTTGTTATCCCCATGTTCGCTGCGCTAGCGGCCAGTTGGTCGCTAACGTAGTACTCTATGCGTCCTTTCACGGACACCTGAAACTCCACCGTCACCGTCGTATCCGGGAAGACCCCGCCCGCTGACTGCACCCAAGAAGTTTTCTCCTTGAGCGAGCCAGTAGCGAAGGCCGATCCCGCCGGCGGATTATACGTTAGAGCATCGGCGAGCTCTTGACAAGCTCCATAGATGTCGCTTAGTAGTGGCTTCCAACCATATTGGATGGCAAGCCAGTCCTTCGCGGCAGAACCCGAGTTAGGAGGGATGAAGCGGTTTTTCCGCTTATCTTTATTCCTGCCCGACGAGCCTCCAGAATTGTCTCTTCCGCCGAGCAGAGTATACAAGCCAGACCCAATCTTTCCGCGACGAACTTGCGCATACGCTTCCGCGATACGCGCAGCCGTCTCGGCAATAGTTTGGGCTGTTTTCTTGTACTCCGCCAAAGCTTGGAGAGCATTAATCTTTTGCCCTTTAATCTGTTTGATCAACTTAGTCTGCACGATCATTTTGCAGTTGTTGACCAAATAATTGTAGTTAGCAAAGATATCTTCCGGGGCTGTAATGCCTGTCGCATAAACGACTGGATAAGTGCCATCAACCACGCCGCCATCACTAGCTGATGAGCCAGTTAGGCGACATGACGTGGCACGAGTCGTTACGCTCCAGGCAGTGTAGTCGTTCTCCTGTTTAAATGCCGGCCACCCCGGACTGTTTACGCCGATCTTGTCTGCAGCGTGCGCCGTATATACGGAGCCCACTGCATAGGGATCAACATGACCGTCCGGGTAGGACCAGTGAAAGACGCAATTTTCATTGCCATCTTCATGAACAGGAAAACCTTCACGTGACATCGACCCTCTCCTTTGTGTACTACCTTTGTTAAGAGAGTACACGGATGAGATTACGAGACAGCTCTCACGAGCAACTCATAGAAAGTTCACTACTTTCGCAGTGAGGTCTCACCCGAGATCCCCCCATATAAGGCATACTGTTTGACGAATTAACCACAACCCCAAGAGTGCGACACATACGTAGAGGATTAAATCCACTACAATGTCAGCATAGCACAGAGCTTGACTGCTCTGCGCCAGGTTACGAAGAATTAAAACAAGACGACGTTTAAGCGTCTTTATCTTCATAACGTTCTCCTGAGGTATACCAGTCCATCTCGAACAAATAGGGTATCAAAACCCGATCGGTCGAGACATGATGATCCACTTTTCTGTGGATCATCCGGCGATAAAGGTTAAAAAAGTATAGTTTAAGTACTTTGAAGACCTTCATCGTCGATTCTCCTAGTTGTGGAACTTTCGTTTTTACAGAGAGCCAGGG